ACATCCCCCACTGAATATGTGTTTTATGTGCTTTCAAGAAATTAGTTTCAATAATCTTCTTTGCTTCAATTAAAACATAAGACTTAATATCGGCTTGTTTAATTCGACTACCTACATCACGAATATAAGAAGCATAATAAAGACTCCAATAACAATGAGGACTCATTTTATAATTTTCATCAAAGCCATAAACTTCTGGTTCATCAAACTTAATCCAGTTATAAAAACATTTCAGTTTCTCTAGATCACGAAAGATAGTATAAGGTAGAGAAATAGTTTTACCTTCATGGTCCTTAATTAACATATCAGGATCACGTTTACCAACCTTAACACTAAAACCAACTAATCGTTCTTTACCAGAATAAATGAATTCATCTTCTTTGGCTTTATTCAATGCCTTCTTGTAGTATTCCATTCTTGGTGAATTAATTACTTCTGGTTCAAGGTCGATACGAAGTTTGATTTGATTGTCTTCCATGGTCTTGTCTTCCTGTTGTTCGTTGAGTTGTTGCAATCTTACAACACCTGTCTTTGAGTGTCAACAAGCTATGATGAAAACGTGCATGTACGCACTCGCGGCTATAACTTAATTAATACTTCTCTTATATATTACTAGTAGGCATTAGGTGAACGCTATATCTAAGAATAATCAATAGAATTAAAGACTTACAGAATTATGACAGTGCCGATACTTTTGCCATAAAGGTCAAAATGACTAGAAATCGATTAAAAAATAGTCAAAAATAGGTGTCAAGAGAGACAGAACAGACAAGAAGAACACGAGAAGAATGAAGGTCTAGTGTGACTGATGAACGGTGATAGTGATTGCCGACACGCCAAGACGTTTCCAAGCGTTTTGAAGCATTCAGATAAGCAAACATACCTTGAACACGCTAGAAACGCGCCAAAGCCGTTTATGCAGCTTCTACGATCAAACACAACTCTCTGACTTGATGTTTTGTAGACAAGAGGTGTAGACAACAATCAGACATAGCGATTCCAGACACGCCAAGACGGTTTCCAAGCGTTTTAACGGTCTAGACAAGCAAACATAGCTTGATGCTGTCAAAACGTCTTAAAACGCGTCTAAACGCTTTCTGTGAAGAGGTGATGTTAGAGACACCTATCTTGATCTGGGTATTTCACAGTAGACAACTGAACCAGCAGTCAGACATAGCGATTGCCGACGTTTTAAGACGGTTCCAAGCGATTTGGTGTTATCAGACACGCAAACATACCTTGATAGCTTCAAACACGCTTAAAACCGCTTCCTAACATCAGTGAAGAAAAGTGTTGCACAAACACAACACTTGCTGTAGAATGCTCGTTATAATGAATTGCAGTAGAAATATAAACTTGAAAACAATAACTAAAAACAAATAGATTAATTAAATTCTTTTAACTTAAAAGAGATACAAATGAATAAGACTAAATTTCAAGTTCTATCTGAATTAGATCATATTAGAAAAAGACCTGGTATGTATATTGGTTCAGTAGTAACTAAATCAAAAGAAGAATATATAGTTGATACTAATAAGTTTAAATTAACTAATCTAACTTATAATCCAGGTGTTTTAAAATGTATCAATGAAGTAATTGATAATGTGATTGATGAACATAAAAGAAACTCTAAACTCAATCAATTAAAAGTTGAAATCTGTAGTTTAACTAATACTATTGTCGTTGAAGATAATGGTGGTATTCCAGTAGAGTTGAATAAAGAACTAGGTGTATATATTCCAGAGATGATCTTTGGAATGTTACGTTCAGGTTCAAACTTTGATGATTCAACAGATCAATCAATGATTGGTACAAACGGTCTAGGTGCAAAGCTAGCTGCAATCTTCTCTGAATCATTCACTGTTGAAACAGCAGATGGCAAGAAATACTTTCATCAGACCTACACTGACGGTCTAAAGACTAAATCAGAACCTAAAGTTTCAGCTAGCGGATTGAAGTTCACACGAATCACTTTCAGTCCAGACCCTAATTACTTTGATGTCACAATCGATTCAGACTTCATCAAAAAAATTGAAACAAGATTGTATGAAATTGCAGCTTGTAATCCAAAACTGAAATGTTATTTGAATAGTGATTTGATTACATGCAACAGCTTTGAATCGCTAGCGAGCATGTATGACGACAAGGCAATGGTGTTTGAAGTAGATGGTTGGAAGATGTCTCTATCGAATTCTGTCACTGGCGACTTTGAACATGTTTCGTTTGTCAACTCTGTTAAGTGTGATGATGGCGGTACCCATGTTGACTATGCTATCAATCAAGTGATTGTTGCGGTTCGTGACTTCATCAAGCGTAAGACGAAACAAGATATTCTGCCAGGTGCAATCAAATCAAACCTACGATTCATTCTGTCTTGTGATATCAATCGACCTAAATTTGACTCACAGACTAAATCACGAATGATCTCTGCACCTAAAGACTTTGGTTCTAGTTTCTCTATCGATGAGAAGCTGACAAAGAAACTTCAAAAGTCAGATGTCATTGCAGCAATCATCGAATGGGCAGAAAGAAAGAAACTTGCAGAGGAATTGAAAGAAGCTAAGAAGCTGAATCGTGAAGCAGACAAAGCAAACCTAAAACTCATTACGAAGTATGAGACAGCAACAGAACGAAAAGATCGGTCCCAGTGTGTTCTAGTTGTGTGTGAGGGTGATTCTGCTGCAAAGCCTATCCAGTCAGCACGCAACCCTAAATTGATGGGTGTGTTCCCTCTGAAAGGTAAGCCTATGAACATTGCAGGCATGCCTTTGAAGAAGATCATGGAGAACGAAGAGTTTACTAATCTGATGATGATCTTGGGATTGAAGCTAGGTGAAAAAGCTGATCTATCAGCAATGCGATATGGCAAGCTATTGATTGCTAGTGATTCTGATGCAGACGGCATTGCTATTCGCGGTCTAATCATCAGCAACTTCTATCGCCTATGGCCTGAACTGTATGAACATGATTTCATCCAAGTGCTAAAGACACCTGTTGCCATCGCAAAGCAGAACAAGAAAGAGAATGAGTTCTTCACTGTTGATGATATGAAGAAGTGGGAACTAGATAATGCAGGTAGTCGTTATCAGCTGACCTACTTCAAGGGTCTAGGCTCACACAACACAGATGCATTCAGAAAGTTTCTAGGCGATGCTAGCTATATCGAAACAGTCAGTCTAAAGACAGCAGAGGACATTCAAGCGATTCATCTAGCCTTTGATAAAGACAAAGCAGATGATCGTAAAGCATGGATCATGAACTAGCTGTAAAAGACACATAAACGCGTTTCTAGACGTTTTGAACGCATCAAGCTATGTTTGCTTGTCTGAATGTCTAGAATCGCTCCAAACCGCTTTAAAACGTCAGGAATCACTATACAATGAACGTACAAGACTTTATTGGTAAAGACTACAAAGAATATGCAACCTACGACTGTGTTCGAAGTATCCCTTCTATCACAGACGGCTTGAAGCTACCACAACGAAAAGCACTGTTCGGGATTCTAGACCTAAACAGCAAAGCAAAGGTCAGCACTGCAACAAGCCATATCGTCAAAGTGTCAGGCTATCTTCACGGTGAAACATCGATGGAAGATACAGTGGTCCGAATGGCACAGAACTACCCCGGTGCAAACAACATCGCATTGTTCGAGGGTCAGGGTCAATTCGGTTCCCGTCTATCAAACGAATCAGCAGCATCACGTTACATCTATGTTTCTGCTAGTGATGCCATCTGGGGGCTGATGTCAAAAGAAGATAACTTGATTCTTGATTACAAGTTTGAAGAAGGGATGCAGATTGAACCTCATACGTACTTTCCATATGTGCCTTTCTGTCTAATCAATGGCACATCTGGTATCGGTACAGGATTCGCTACTGACATCATGCCACATTCTTATTCTGACTTGAAGAAAGCAGTAAAAGAAGTATTGAAGTCAGGTAAGGTAAAGACGAAACTTGTGCCTGGCTATGTTGGGTTTAAGGGTGATATCGAAATGCTTGATTCGGGTCAAGTGCTGACAAAAGGCAAATTCAATCGTGTCAATACTACAACCATAGAAATCACTGAATTGCCTATCGGCTACCAGAATGACAAGTATAAAGAAGTCTTGAACAAACTGATTGAGCAGAAGGCAATCAAAGACTATGACAATCTTTCTACTGAATCAGAATGGAAGTTCATCGTCTATACCTATCGGAATATCACTGCGCTGTCTGACGATGAACTGATGGCAATGTTCAAACTTGTTTCACGAAACACACAGAACCTCGTAATGTGGGATACTAATAACAGACTGAAACGATATGACAGCGTTGAAGATATTCTGGTTGAGTTTGTTGGGTGGCGAGTAGACCGATTCGAAGACCTACGAAAGGCATTGATTGCCAAATGTGATGATGCGCTAGATGAAATGGTCGAGAAGATGAAATTCATCCAAGAGTGGGTTGATTCTCCTATGTCATACATCAACAAACCTAAGTCGATTATCATTCAGGCTATGATTAATAAAGGTATCAAGTCTGAATATCTTGATAAGTTCATTAAGCTACCTATCTCTTCTCTGACCGATGAAGATATTAGTAGCTTGCGTGATAAGATTAAAGAGACAGAACTGTATAAGATCGAACTAGAAACAAAGACAGCAAAAGATATGTATCTTCGGTCACTATAATAAAACAAGCCCAGGATTTCTCCCGGGCTTCGCCATTGATAAATAAGTTCAGAACATAAACATTGGAGCAAATCAATGCTAGACCTAGAACAATTTATTGAGTTGAATGAAGCATTCGACTCAGAACCATATCTGGTCCAATACGACGACCACCTTGCTAATAAAGAGTTTTACTATTTTGAAGAAGAGGCAGGTAAACAATACAAGATTGAGATTAGCCGAAATGTTGATGATGATTTTGGTAAAAGTGTGCGTGTCTTGCGTATCGGTTACAAATCGTCTGGTGCAACCTATCGCCGTGTGATTACTAAGTTCAAAGACCCGAAACGTGTTATTGCTACCATTCTGTCTATTCTGAATAACTACAAAGTAGAAGGCAAATATAAAAACAAGACCTTCGCTTTTGCTATTCAGTTGACTGGTGAAGCATTCGGTTCAAATAGCAAACTAGTTAAGCGTATTGCCAAGTTGTATATGCGTACCCAGTTCAATATTCTTGATACTGATTTTACCCCTAGTGAACACCAATATGTCTACGCTATTCGTAAGGGCAAGAAGGTAGATGATGTTTTCACTGGTAATAGTGTTCCTGCTGGCGCAATGACTGGTCAGGCTGTTGTTGCTGAACCGGAAACTCCTGCTGTCCAAGAACCATCTGCGCCCACAACTACACAAGAAAACAGCCCAAAATTCAGGATAGGTGATATTGTTGCTAGAGATTCAGCGCGTATCTATGCAATCATTCGTGATGTATCTGAAATCGATGGTGTTCTCCACTATACAGTTGATCGTTATGAAAAGGAACAAGGGACACTAGAATCATCCGGCGTAATCTACCCTGTAGAGATTATCGACGGTGCAGACCCCGCATTCAAATTGTACACCCCAGTCAATACAGATTCGACAAATGATGTGCCTGCAGCATCAACTAGATTCAATAGGGACGATTATATTGCTGGCCCTAACAGCAACTACTATTATAAGGTTCTTGATATCAATGACTACGGCGTAGATTCAGAATCGTACTATGATGTTAATCGTTACCGTAAATCGGATAACGAGTTGCTTGACCGATCTGTCCAAGTGACATTTGAATACGTCAGAGGTTTTGAAATCTATACCCCTACAACTTCATCTAATGCTCCTCGATTTGCTGTAGGTGATAAGGTTCATACTCCAATCAGTGCTAACTATGTTGTTATCACCGCTGTTGGCAACCGTTCGTATACAGCAGATTTGTATTATAAGAGTACAGGTGAGAAGTTCCACGACGGTATGGATATCACGTTCTTGGAAGCTCGTGTTTATGTGCCATATACTGCTGTTCAGGTTACTATCCCTAATGTAACACAACAGCCTGTTGCGCAGGCAACAGTACAAACACCACGTTTCTCTGTTGGTCAGTATATTGCTAAACGGCTGTCGGATTATTACTATGAGATCACCAGAGTTGAATCAGATCGTTACATTCTGAAAGCATATAAGAAAGCGACCCGTCGGCATAATCGTCGTTATGATGGTTATATTATGATTTCGCGGACTACTGATTATTTCCGTTATTCTCCTACCACAGGCGCTTTTATTGATGAGCCGGCTAGAACTGCTCCAGTAGCACAACCTGTAGCTGCTCCAACAGGTAACTTCGTTCGTGAGCCTAATGTTCTAGGTGATATGACTGTTAGCGCACTTGAGAATCACAACTGGTACCAAGCTATTCACGTTCCAACGCGAAAAGATGTTTATATCTTTGCGTTTAATGTGAATCAAGGAACAGGAACAGCCGATTTCCGAGTGTATGTTAATAACGGTGACACTATGTTCGACGGTCAAATTACCCGTCAAAATATTGCCGATTTCATTGAAGTATGGCGTATTGCAGAGGCACCTGTGTTCAATCGCACACAGACGCCTCACCGGTTCAATGTGGGCGATAATGTTACTGACGGTAGCGCAGAATACAAGATTGATGGTTTCCGAGGTATTTTCTATATTGTAGCCAACAATACTGAATTCAAGCCCATCTCTAACTTTGATGCTAGCTATCAGCTTGTTGGGTCACAGCAAGCTCAGGCAACCGCAGTAGAGCAACCTTCTAATGTTGAAGGAGCTTTGACGATGGCGCAGCATCAGCAAGCTGTACGCGAAGCTAAGACAACATATGGCATAACAATCGGTTCTGACTTCATAGATAAAGCTATGCGCCATTGCCCAGCTGTTAGTGCTATGGATATCTGTAAAGCCATGTTCGGCGACTCACAAGACCCAGATGGTGGTTCGCGTACACTAGACTGGAGCGGCACAACACTGACTGTAACACAGCGTCGTGGTATGCTACACGGTGCACCTGTGCAGCAGATGGTTCGTGACTTCAAGTTTGGCTCATCTGAACGTTATGTGTATCATAACTATCTGGCTATGGCAGCAGGCGCACAAGGTGGCGGCGCAACTAAGAAACTATTCACCGAGTCTATTCCTCTATATGAGAAAATGGGCTTGAATAAGGTTAAGGTCTACGCTAACATTCAAGTGGGTGCAGCTGTTTGGTCCAAGTATGGTTTCAAATCGTATATTGCGATGGACGAATACACTTGGAAAAACACGATTGATATGTTCAAGGGTAACTTGAAACGTTTCAATGAGTCGATCAAAGGTTCATCTGATTATGATACACTACATGAGGCTGAATATAAGAGCATGGTAACATTGCTTGATGGTTTGAAAGCAGATGGTTACTTCTCTGATTATCCTGCCCTAGTTTCATCGCTGACTATGCCCAACACAGAGGCTATGTTCTCCGAACGGATTACTGCTCGATGTGATGGTGCAAAAGAAGGTGTTAAACTGAACATCGGTAAAATGCTGATGTGGGGTAATGGCTTCAAAGGCGAGCTTGATCTTTCGGACCGCAAGTCTTATAATAGAATGGCTAGATACGTTGGCCTACCAACACGATAGAAAGGAACTAAGATGGATGATGAAATTGTCCCGCTAGACAATACTGGTTTTGTTGAACCAGATGGTACAATCAATAATGTTGAACTGATGGAACCTATGTTAGGTAACAATAAACTAGCTGTCGAGGACAAGTTTGATATGCTGATGAAGATGAAATCTGTAGGTGTACCGTTTGATAAAGCAAAAACGATGATTGACTAAAACAAAAGCCCAAGAGAATTTCTCTTGGGCTTTTTCTTATTTGATAGACTTGACAAGTTGTGCAAGTCTAGGTAACCAATCAGATACTTTACCTTCGATCACCTGGACCACTGACTTCTCTGTCGCAATCAGAATGACTAGCTTATCAGTCTTTATGCCATATCTCTCATTCAACATCAGAGCATAACAAGTTGTCTGTAGAAAGTAGTTTTCGATATCATCAGCTGTCTTTGGGTTAGTAGAAGTCTTGAAGTCAATAATCGCTAACTCGCCTTTCCATTCGGCGATGCAATCAACTCTACCTGCAATCTTCAATAGGTCAGAATACAGAGGATGCTCAAGACAAATAACATTGTCAATATTATTCAACAGAGGTTGAAATCTTTTGAATAACAACATCTGGTCCTCAGCATAAGAAAGATACTTAGGATTGTTCAGCAGATATTGTTCAGCAGCAGCATGAATCTTGTTGCCCCTTGTTGTCGCTGCCTCTGATATCTCCTTTGCTTTCGCTTCCCCTACATTCTTCTTCCACTCTTCAACCCAAGAATTATCACCTACTTTACCTAAGAAAGTAGTGACAGACATATATCTATTGCCATCTGGTGTCAAGTAGAATCGTCCTGTAGGCGTATCCTCTGACGACATAGAAAGACTTTCAACAAAGCAATGTTTGAACTCTTTCTTTAGCTTAATTGCCACCTGCAATCCATTTCTTCCAGTCGATTGCTGTCTTTAGTTCATAACCTCTAGACTGGATGCGTTTCAGAGCATCTTCTAGAAACTTCACTAGGTCCTCCTGTTCGCCAACAAGCATCTTCATTTCAGACAGCAGAGCATCAGCAGCCAGATACTTGTCAATGTCAGACTTCAAGATGGTATAGTTCATAGGGTCTTTCTTGTAGACAGCAGCAGGCGCTTTACCGTTATAGTACATCCACCGATCTAGCTTTAGCTTGTCTTGCTTGACATTCAAGTCGCGTAGCTTGCGAACCTCTGTTAGATAGATGCCTTGGATGTCAGAGAAAATCTTAGTCTGTCTGATGATCTCCCTATCCAGATTAGCTTCATCAACAGCCAACATCTGATTCACTTTGTCAATAATCTCTTGCATAGCTTTGATACCTCATTAGAAACAATGTTGTATCTTAGCATCAGATATCATCTCTGACAATCTCATAATAGTCATAGACGAAAGTGTAGGCTACTGTCATTGTAGGTATATCACCGGGTGCATCAAAGTCTGCCCCTGACATATTGATCGGGAAAGCATCCCTGAATCTAATCTGTAGACCTTGGTTTGTATGCAAGTTGTCAAGAATGGTTACAATGATGTCTCTTACTTTAGGCGTATTTGACCTTGCATTCTCTATCATCCAGTTGTTGATGATCTCTACCCCTTTGAATCTGCTATCAAGTAGTGCATTCACGTTAAGAGGATCGAACTGTACTTTATCACCAGACACGTTAGGAATCAGGTGTGATTTAGATGGCATAGGAATGTTGCCGATAGACACACTAGGCAAGTTGAACGCTTGAATTGTATAGGTGAAATCATCGATGCCATCTATACTAAGAATCCAGTTGTCTGTGGACATTGATTGTGGGTATTGACGTGAATCCATATTTGTGATACCTTGTTAGTTGTTGAAACTATTTATCAAGATGAACATGAAATTCGGTAGAAACATAGGATTGTGTTTGTCTTGCGGGAGCCTGATGGTGAACAGTAAACTGTACCCTATCATCAGGTCTTGCAAATGTGGGAGGTCTTCGATTGAGTATCATCCTAATCTGTCTGTATGGACTGTATCAGGTGATGCTATGTTGCTGACCCATTTTGAAATTGCTACGAAAGGTATATGATGATTAAAGTAGAAGGCTTTAACGTGAAAGAATG